GTTGTAAAGAAGTAGATGGAGAGGAAGATTGGAAAGTCGTTAACAATTACCTTAAATATCAACAAGTAAATATATTAACATTTCTGTCAACTCTTCGCCTCTTTTTAAAAAATGTTCCAAAAAAAAAATGTTTAGTAATTTATGGTCCCCCTGATACTGGAAAATCATATTTTTGTTATTCACTAATATCATTTTTAAAAGGTAAAATTATATCATATATGAATAAGAGTAGTACATTTTGGTTACAGCCATTAATTGACTCTAAATTTGGGTTTCTGGACGATGCTACGCATTCATGCTGGAGGTATATTGATGAAAACATGAGAAATGTGTTAGATGGCAATGTAATGAGTGTAGATGCGAAATATAAAGCACCACAACAGTTACAATTACCTCCTTTATTGGTTACCACTAATATAGATGTTCTGCAAGATATAAGTTTAAAATACTTGCACAGTAGAATAATGTGTATACATTTTCCTTTGAAAATGCCATTTGATCATAACGGTGATCCTTTTTATAAATTTACAAATGCAGTGTGGAGGTGCTTCTTTAAAAAGCTGTGGAAGCAATTAGATTTGGAAGAAGAAGAACATGAATCAGAGAGACCTGACAGAACGTTTAGATGCACTGCAGAAGGCCCTGAGCGACCTTATTGAAGCAGGCTCTACAGATTTGGACTCTAGTATTCAATATTATGATTTATTACGCAAAACCCATGTGTTAGAGTATTATTGTAAAAAAGAAGGTTACTCAAATTTAGGATTACATCATATACCAGCCAGCAGAGTCTCTGAGCATAATGCAAAAACAGCAATACATATGGGACTTGTTTTGAGATCCTTGGCTAAGTCTGCATATGCTGCAGAACCATGGTCATTACAAGACACAAGCTCTGACCTGTTTGCTTCACCTCCAAAAAACTGTTTTAAAAAAGGAGGATATGAAGTAACAGTATGGTTTGATGATGATAAAGACAATGCCTTTCCTTACATTAACTGGTCCTACATTTATTACCAAGACTCTGAAGATAAATGGCACAAAACAGAAGGAAAAGTTGACTATGATGGTTTATATTACATTGAACACGATGGTAGTAAAAGTTACTTTTTATTATTTTATGAAGATTCCGTCAGATATAGTAAGAACAATGTCTGGAGTGTACATTATAAAAATGAACACATTTATCTCCCTGTTACCAGTGCTTCTAGGCGGGCTGGTCACGGCTCCCCACCACAGACCTCTTCGCACGCCACCAGGGACACCTCGCCTAACCCGCCGCCTCACAGACGAAGATCGCCACAAGCAACGGAGAGCAGCTCTGGGTCTTCCCAGGGACAGCAGCAATCAACGATCGGACGACGACGACGACGAGAAGGAGAATCAACAACCAGTAAACGGCGGAGAAGACTTGGTGGAGGATCTGGTGTCCCGTCTCCTGACGAAGTGGGGAGAAGCCATAGATCAGTTACTAGAACAAATCTCACAAGACTTGAACTCCTTCAAGCGGAGGCTAGGGATCCGGTCCTAATTTTGCTCAGAGGCTCTGCTAATCAGTTAAAGTGCTGGAGGTATAGATGCCATCCTAAATGTGGGTCTGTAACATTCAGTACAGTGTTCAAATGGGTGTCAGATAAATCAGAATATCCAGAAGGAAGAATGCTATTAGCTTTTGGGTCTGTTGGTGAAAGGGATTCATTTTTACAAAAGCACACACTTCCAAAGGGGACCTCTTATACTTTTGGCTCTTTAGATGCATTGTAATAATGGAACGTGCCAAACGTAGAAAACGAGCATCAGTTACTGATTTGTATAAAAGCTGTGCTTTGGGTGGGGATTGTATTCCAGATGTGCAAAATAAAGTAGAAGGAAAAACTTTGGCTGATATTCTTTTGAAGGTATTTGGCAGTGTATTATACTTGGGTGGTTTAGGAATAGGCACTGGCAGAGGGACTGGTGGGCAATTTGGTTATAGACCTTTTGGTAGTACCCCCAGACAACCTATACAAGCTACTCCCACAAGACCAGCCATCCCTTTAGATGGTTTAGGACCTGTTGATGTTATACCAATAGATCCAACTGCACCAGCTATTGTTCCTTTAAGTGAAGGCTTGCCAGATCCTGCAGTTATTGACATTCCTGGGGCAAGCCCTGGCTTACCTTCTGACACCCTAGATGTCACCACAGTTTTAGATGACTTATCAGAGGTCACTGGAGTAGGTGAACATCCTAATATCATTTATAACACAGATGAGGTTGCACAAATAGACATACAAGTGCATCCACCTCCTCCCACTCGTGTCATAATAGACTCAAGTGTAAGGGACACTGAAGTAAACTTAATTTCACATGCTTCCCATGTAGATTCTGATTATAATGTATTTGTGGATGCCCAAATGCATGCTATAAACATAGGACAAGCAGAAATAACACCTATAGAAGAAATAGAATTAGAAGAAATAAATTTACGTGAGCAGTTTGAGATACAGGAGAGTCCTGTTGAAAGTACTCCTTTATCTGAGAGATTAATCACAAGGGCGAGAGATCTTTACAAAAGATATACAGAGCAAGTTCCAACACAACAGGTTTTAAATGTCACCACCCCTAAGGTGACATTTCAATTTGAAAATCCCGCCTTTGAAGATGAGATCAGTAACGTCTTCGAAAAGGAGGTGGAAGCTATTGCAAATTCAGAGTTAGATGATATAGTTACTTTGAGTGACATTCGAGTTAACCAATTACCAAATAGAACTGTGAGAGTTAGTAGGCTGGGACATAGACTCGGAATGACGACCAGAAGCGGTCTACAAATAGGGCAGCAAGTACATCTATACTATGATATTAGTCCAATTCCTAAGGATAATATAGAATTGCAGCAATTAGGTGAATTTAGCCATGTTTCTACTATAGTAGATGAATTGACTACTTCATCTTTTATGAATGTATTTGAACAGCCAATAGAGGGCACTTTGGAGTTTTCAGACGATACATTAGTCGATAACTTAGAGGAATCATTTACAGGACATTTAATAGTCACTACAACAGATTCTGCAGGTGATTCAGTAGATTATCCAATTTTACCAGCATCCACTAATATTAAAGTGTTTGTGGATGATTTTGCAAAGGATATACTTGTATTTCATCCAACTACAAACTCTTCGTCTGTGGACATAACAGATTATGCTATTACACCTTTACAGCCATCTATAATATATGCTTTGGAAGGTTCTGATTATGATATACATCCTTCTGTTATTAGAAGAAAGCGCAAACGACCCTATTTTTAATTTTACAGATGGCTACTTGGAGTGCAACTTCGGGACGCCTTTATTTACCACCAGCAAAACCTGTGGCAACTGTTATGTCGACAGATGATTATGTTAAACCAACTAATTTATATTTTCATGCTTACACAGAACGTTTACTAACAGTAGGTCATCCTTACTTTGATGTTGTGAATGGAGGCGATGACACAATAATTGAGGTCCCTAAAGTTTCAGGCAATCAATACAGAGTACTGCGATTGAGATTACCAGATCCTAACAAGTTCGCTTTGGTTGATTCTTCTATTTATGATCCTCAAAAGGAAAGACTAGTATGGAAACTTTCTGGTTTGCAAATTGATAGAGGTGGCCCCTTAGGTGTAGGAACCTCTGGGCATCCCCTGTTTGATAGGCTACAGGACACTGAAAATCCAAATGCATATGCAGCCCCACTGGAAACAGATAACAGAGAAAATGTAGCATTTGATCCTAAACAAAATCAGTTATTTATAGTGGGCTGTGCTCCAGCAACAGGACAGCATTGGGATGTAGCTGATCCTTGTAAGGATGCAGTTGTACCTACTGGAGCTTGTCCCCCTATAAAATTAGTCCATACCATGATAGAAGATGGTGACATGTGTGATATTGGTTTAGGGGCTGTAAACTTCAGTACATTTTCTGCCTCTAGATCAGATGCACCTTTAGATGTCATAAATTCAATTTGTAAATGGCCCGATTTTGTACAAATGACAAAAGACACCTATGGAAATAAGGTGTTCTTTTTTGGTAAACGTGAACAATTGTACACCAGACACATGTTTGTGCATGATGGCATTGATGGGGATAGTCTTCCTACTAATGTACATGATTATTATATTCAGCCAACTAATAATACACCACAACAAACTAACACTGGTAAGATTTCCTACTATGCAGTACCCAGTGGGTCACTTGTTTCTAGTGAGGCCAATCTTTTTAACAGACCATATTGGCTTCATAAGGCACAAGGCCAGAATAATGGTATTTGTTGGGGAAATGATCTGTTTATTACACTATTGGATAACACTCACAATACTAACTTTGTGTTATCTGTGTTTAATAAACAACAACCTATGCAACAAGAATATCGTTACACTAAAGATGACTTTAAAAAGTACTTGAGGCACGTGGAGGAACTGGAAGTAGAAATTGTAATGCATTTGTGTAAAGTGCCTTTGGAAGCAGATGTATTAGCTCATATTAATGCAATGGATCCCAGAATATTAGATGAATGGGAACTAGCTTTTGTTCCACCACCTCCTCAGGGATTAGAAGACACATATAGATATATAAAATCTTTGGCTACTATGTGTCCTGCAGATGTTCCTCCAAAACCTCCAGAGGATAGATACAAAGGAAAGGTGTTTTGGGAAGTTGATCTAAGAGATAAATTTACTTCGGAACTTGACCAGACTCCTTTAGGAAGAAAGTTTTTGTACCAAATGGGTATGATAACGTCTCGTAAAAGATTAAGACCCAGTGATTTCTCGGGGACTTCTTATGTGAAACGATCAACAAAGAAACGCAGAACAAAAAACAAGTAAACATGTATTACTCATGCACTTTAATACTTATAGCTGTGAAACTTGTTATGTTTACATTTGTTAAACTGTGAATGCATGTAACTCCTGCTTGTCTTGAATTTTATCTTATGTGTAACTGACCAGTGACCCCTGAAAATATGAAATAAACTATGAAGTTGAATCATGATATGTGTTGGCTTTTACTCCACCCTTCTGGTTATATATTTGCTTTCCTTGCTCGGAGCACACATAGTTTTAAACAGTTACATATTTGTGGTTTGGCATATTAACATTTCAGGTAAGTATTTCGCGCCTTTTTTGTACGACCGTTTTCGGTTGCAGGGAAGAATGAGTAATATTATTATTAGAACACGTCTGCCTTGTCTCTGGCTGTCAGCCTTTGCTTGGGAGAGGCCTTTTGGCATTTCAATGTGGTTGTTAACAACAATCTGCCCCAATAAGTTTTTTTCAACCGGGATCGGTTGCTATAAAATGTGGCAGATTCAGCAGTATTTGCCAGACCTGATGGAGAATCTTTTTCCAACGTGTTTGAAAGACTATTGCTCGTATTTTAATATCTGCTTTTTTGATTTAACTTTGCATTGTATATTTTGTAGACAAATCTGTAAATTAGTAGATTTAGCTCATTTTTTTGAAAAACAGCTTAAGATAGTCTGGAGACATAATGTACCTTACGCATGTTGTAATTGCTGTTTGGAATTATGTGCAAGATATGAATCGGAACGCTATTCTGTTTGTTCAGTAAAGGCTGAAAATTTGCATGCGTTAGTTGGAATACCTTTGCAACAAATTTGTTTAAGATGCAACTATTGTCTTGGATTGTTGACGCCATCTGAAAAGGTTGATTTAATTGCAAGAGGAAGATATGCTTGGTTGGTTAGAGGATATTGGAGAGCTATATGTAGTAGATGTAGTATAAGAGAATTGTAATCTAAGTAAAATGCAAGGGAAAAAGCCAACAATTGCAGATATTGAATTAGAGTTAGAAGAATTGATCATGCCTGCAGATTTATTAAGCAACGAAAGCCTTTCACCAGATGATGAACAACAGGAGGAGCAAGTGACACCGTTTCAGGTTGACAGTTGGTGTCCTAATTGTCATCAAGGTGTGAGAGTGTGTGTATTAGCTTCAGCTGAGTGTATTCGGCGGTTGGAAGTTCTTCTTGTCTCCGGCTTATTCTTTGTCTGCCCTGGGTGTTCCAGAGTTATCTTCCGAAATGGCAGAGGCTCCTAAAGGTATAAAAAATAATTCAATTGTGGATTGTTGTTTTATAGAAAAGGAAGCTGAATGTGTGGATGAATCTAACACATTAGATGACTTATTTGAGGACAGTACTGATGGGTCTGATATTTCTAATTTGATAGACGATTCAGCAGTCGATCAGGGAAATTCCCTGTCACTGTTAAATGTTCAAATAACAGAGGAGTGTGATAGAGCTGTTGCAGTGTTAAAACGAAAGTATGCGAAAAGTCCCAGGAGATCGGCAGTTGCAGAGCTCAGTCCAAGATTGGAAGCTATTACAATTTCTCCAGAAAAAGACAGACAAAGCAAAAGGAGGTTATTATTTGAGGACAGTGGAATAGTAGAAGATGAAGCTGAAAATCATATTGTACAGGTAGTACCCCAGGAGGGTGAAGATGGCGGCGACACGTGCGCCGCCGCTTCATTGTCTGCCAGTTGCGCAGAATTGTTACAAAGTAATTGTAAAAGGTCTTTTCTTATTAGAAAATTCGAAAATAATATGGGAATTCCGTACTCAGAACTTGTAAGACATTTTAAAAGCAATAAAACGTGCTGTGAAAATTGGATTGTATTTGCGTATGCAGCAAATGATGAATTATTATTAAGTGCTAAATATTTGTTACAACCGCATTGTGAATGTTTACAAATAATTTTACAAACATTTTGTGGTCTTTTCCTATTACAATTTAAGCATTCGAAAAGTAGAGAAACTGTACAAAAATTATTTACTAGTATTTTAAATGTAGAGGACTGCCAATTGCTGTTAGATCCTCCTAAAAGTCGTAGTGTGCCCACTGCTTTATATTTTTATAAGCAAAGCATAACAGAAAAATCATATGTATTTAATTCATTACCAAAATGGGTATTACAACTAACATTAATTAATCATCAAACTGCAGCACAGTCTGAAAATTTTGAATTGTCTCAAATGATACAATGGGCATATGATCATAAATTAACTGAAGAACCTGCTATAGCTTATGGGTATGCTTCTATAGCTGATGAAGATAAAAATGCTGCTGCGTTTCTTAGAAGTAATTGTCAAGTAAAATATGTTAGAGATTGTTGTGCAATGGTAAGGTTGTATTTAAGACAAGAGATGAAAGATATGAGCATTTCCCAATGGATATGGAAATGTTGTAAAGAAGTAGATGGAGAGGAAGATTGGAAAGTCGTTAACAATTACCTTAAATATCAACAAGTAAATATATTAACATTTCTGTCAACTCTTCGCCTCTTTTTAAAAAATGTTCCAAAAAAAAA